ACAGCTGCCAACGCTAATTTCACTCGAGTACTCCCCTACGGTTCAGCTGTAGGAGCAGACACAAAGACAAACACCTACGCGACTACTCCGGCCGTACGCGAGGCCGCGATGATCTTGGCTACCGACATTTTCCAAGCTCGCCAAGTCTCACAGACAGGCGGCGTATCTATTGACGGATTTAGTCCGAGCCCCTATCGCCTTGGCAACAGCATGATCGGCAAGATCAGAGGGCTTTTAGCCGGTTATCAAAATCCCGGAAGTATGTGCGGATAAATGCCGGCGCCTATTACTACGCTACGAGCCTCACTAGCTGCCGCTCTAGCTAATCCGAACGTATGGAATACATACAGCTTTCCACCTCCAACCATTACGGCTAACTCTGTGATCGTTGCACCTAACGATCCGTACATAACACCTACAAATAATACAAACGTAGGTATCTCACCTATGGCATCGTTCAAGATTATTTTTAATGTACCTATGCTCGATAACCAAGGGAATTTAGCAGGTATCGAAACCGTAGCTTTAGCCGTATTTAACAAACTAGCGGCCTCTACTATCGTAATGAATATTGCAGCTATGAGTGCGCCATCTTTACTAGAGGTACAAAGCGGCACACTTTTAACCGCATCTTTTGACATCCAAATACTAACGAGCTGGAGTTAAGCATGAGCCTAACAGACGAGGACATCGCCTTTCTTATCAAGATAGGGCAGATCACCGAAGCACCAAAAAAAGAAACAAAAACAAAAGACACATCTACAGATAAAAACGAGGAGTAAAAAATGGCAGTCTATTTATCAAACGGTGTCGTGGTCACGCTGAACTCAGTAGTGCTCTCAGATCACGTTACTAGCGCTACAATTAACCGAGTCTTTGACGAGCTGGAAGTTACAGCTATGGGCGATACAGCTCATAAGTTTGTTAAAGGTTTGGAAGCAAGCACTATCTCACTTGATTTTCTTTCAGACACAGCGGCAGCGAACGTAAACTCTACGCTTCAAGCTGCATGGGGTACGACTGTACCTATCACTCTTAAGCAAACAAGTGCAGCGGTATCAGCTACCAATCCTTTATACAGCACTACGATTTTGGTAAACAACACGACCGACATTAACGGCTCTGTCGCTGATATTGCCACACAATCGATTTCCTTTACATGTAACTCACCAATCGTAATCACAACTACCTGATAAAAAGAAAAGGGGCTAACAAATGGCACGACTAAAAATAACACGGACAAACGGCGATATTAGCGAACATCAAATCTCGCCAAGGATTGAATACGCTTTCGAGTTATATGCAAAAAAAGGATTTCATAAAGCCTTTAGAGATGACGAGAAACAAAGCGACGTCTACTGGATCGCTTGGGAGTGCTTACGCACAGCCGGCGAAACTGTACCGATGTTTGGGGCAGAATTTTTAGATACCTTGGCTAAGGTCGAGGTACTGGACGATCTGCCTTTAGCTTAGGGCGCGGCACTTTAACCTACTTGGTAGCACAACTATCGATCAGGTTACAGGTCGCGCCTCAAGCGATACTCGATCTTGATACCGAAATGTTTAAGATGTTAATACAAGTGCTTAACGATCAAAGTAAGGAGTCAGAAAATGCCCGTAAGAATATCCGGCGTGCGGGAAACCGTTAAGGCTTTACGTAAGTTTGATCCTGACTTACTTAAGGCTATGAACGCTGAGATCCGGGCCGTAATGGTCCCGTTACGTGATAAAGCTCGAGGCTATGCACCATCTCCTCAGCCGGATAATCTTTACGCTTGGGCCGAGGGATCATCTAGCGGTAAAATTACAGCGCGTAACTCATCCTTTAGGACCTTTAATACTGAGGGACGTTTACGTTTATTTCCTTTATACGATCACGATCAAGCGGTTAAAGGTATCTATTACTCTCAGGCTCCTAGCAAAAAAAACCGTAACGGATGGCAAGCTCTTTACTACGTAGCTAATAAGTCAGCTGCCGGATCTATTTACGAGACAGCCGGCCGAGCTACTGAACCATCTAACCGAGGCTATCGCTCAAATAATCCCGGAGCAGGTGCTCACTTTGTTAGTCGTATGGGGCCTCTCTATGGAGACAAGCAATCCGAGCGCGGTCGCATGATTTTTAGAGCGTGGAAAGAGGATAGAGGTAAGGCTCAAGATGCGGTAGTGATGGCTCTTAATAAAACTATCAGCTCCTTTAACCGTAGCGGATTCGGTAAGGCTGCGTAATGGCCCTGCCTAATTTAGTCGTATCGGCTGTAGCCGAGTGGAACGGTAAGGCTCTATCAAAAGCCTCCGGACAAATCGGCAAGTTTGATAAAAGTGTAAAAAACTTAGGCCGGACTTTAGGAGTTACCTTTAGTGCCGCTGCCCTACTCAGTTACTCAAAAAAAGCCTTAGCAGCTTATGGCGAACAAATAGCTGAGGCTAAACGACTAGATCAGGCTTTACGGAATATTGGCTTTTCTTTTGCTACTGCCGAAGCCGAAAGTTATTTAGATACCGTTGAAAAAGTAACTGGGATAAATAGAGATCAACTTCAACCTGCATTTATTCAACTGGCACAAATAACAAGGTCTACAACCATCTCTCAATCCATGCTCAACACCGCTTTAGATGTTAGCGCTGGTACAGGTTTAGATTTAATCTCTACTACAAAAATATTAAGCCAAGCGTATATGGGTAATTACAAAGGTCTTAAGCAATTAGATCTAGGTTTAACTAACGCTGAATTAGCTGGTAAATCCTATCTAGAGATAGAAAAACTGTTAGCTATTCAATATGCGGGACAATCCAAAAATGCAGCTGAGTCCTATCAAGGATCACTTGATCGCCTCAAGATAGCCGCTGAGCAAGCTAGTGAGCAGATAGGCCAATCCCTTGTGTCTGCTCTAAGTATTTCATCCGGCGGTATGGATAAGTTAATAGATAAAGTCGATGATGCTTCCGACTCTATCGCCGGTATGATAACTAATACTTCATACTTGATAAAAGAATTAGGAAAATTACCCGGGGCAGGTGTCTTAAGTAATATTAAAGATGCTATTTTTAATCAGTTAGGTAAATTTTCTATCGGCAATATTAGAAAACTTTACGATCAAGTTACCGGAAAACAAGGCGGGTTTCCTCAAGGTTTACCGTCGGATCTGAAAAACTTTGGAGCTAACGCCGAAAAAGCCAAGATGGATAAAGAAGCGTTGAAACGCCAAAAAGAATTAGTCGCTTTACAGAAAAAATCTGCCGCAGCTGCTCTAGCCGCAGCCAAGGCTAAAAAACTGGGCTTAGCAATAGACAAAGCGAATCTCACACTTGGCAAGGGCGGAAATGTTTTTGATATAGAAGCGATCCAACTAGAAGCCGCCAAAATAAGCCAGGTTGAGCAACTAAAAAAGGTAACTAATGTAGCTCAACTATTAGCTATTAAAAATGATCTTGCTCGCTTGGAAGTATTGAGGAGCATGAAGGCTCTAGAGGATGCTATTGCTACGGGCGATATCGTAAAGATTACTCAAGCAACAGAAAGATTAAACAAAGATATTACAATTCTTGCTAATTTGACTAAACAAGAAGCCAAATTAACAGAGATTAAAGACATCCTGTCAAAACTTAATCCAAAAGATTTAATTAATATATCAAATCTAAACGATGCGATAGATTTATTAAAAAAGTTAATAATCCCTAGCGGTGGGACTATTGATATTAAAATTAGTGATGCAACGGCGGCAGCATTAACAGCGGCTATAGCAGCGGCGGCAGCCGCGGGTACAGCGGCAACAAACGCAGCGGCAGTAGCGGCACAAATTACAAAAGATGCCGCGGGAACTTTAGCTAAAGTTAGCGACATTACATCTACTTTTGGCGCTAAAGATATTCTTACATCTATCGTTACCGCTACATCTATCGCCGCGGCTGTAGCAGGTCGAATAGGTACAGGCGTATCAGGATCAAGCGATCCTCGCGTTTTATACGGTGGTCAGAGACTCGATAGTGCGGGTAATGCAGTCGGTTACAACGCCGAGCAAGCGTACGCCATGTCAGCCGAAGGTAGAGCTGCAACTATGGCTGCTATTGAAGCTGCTAATAAAGCGGGCCTAACTGTCAATAACAACTTTAACGGAATCGTAGGAGACAGTAACGCTCTTGCTTCCTTGATTGCTAAAATCGTACAAGATGCCCTAGATCGAGGCACAATTAAAGCGAGTCCGATCCCATGACATGGGTACCAGATTGGCGAGTTACGGTAGGCGATGATGTCTATACGACTGTTACAGCTGTTAGTTATGCAACAGGTCGTAACGATATTGATCGGCAACCCTCGGCCGGTTACTGCCAAGTAGACATCGTAAATACTACTAACGCGCCTTTTACTATCAATGTCACAGAGAGCGTAACCCTCGAACTAAAAAACTCTACAGGAGCTTATGTAACTGTATTCGGTGGAGAGGTATCAGATTTTAATATCGCGGTGAGAAGTCCGGAGGAAACTGGATATGTAACTACTGGGACTATTTTAGGTGTCGGCAGCATT